GACATCGACACCGAAGTCCTTAATCATGCTCCTTCTATCGCCAAGGGTCTCTACTGGCATTACTCTGCATCTTCCTCAGGCTCAGGATCAACCTTCTTAGGTCGTCCTCTGCGAGCAACAGGCTTGTCCTCTGACTCCTCTAAACCAACTGCCCGATTTTGGACTTCTGGCTCATCATGAGGGACAACGCGGCCAATACCCATGAGATCACGGGCAAGAGCATTATCTAGCTCAACAATTGCGCCAACGTGATGACCTTCACCCTTGATGACGCATCCTTTTACGACTTTATATTTCATGCTTTCTCCTTAGTTGAAACCACTCGCAAATGGGTTCAAGTAAGAAGGGGGGACGAATCCCCCCGACCTATTAGGCACCATCGTTACCGTAAGCGAAGCTAACGGCGTGACGTACAGCAACATCGATGCTCTGAAGAGCAACAACACGGATGGTTCCGCTGGTGCTGTTGGTGTAGGGGTCAACAACGATGTCGAGACCGCCAAACATACCGACAAGCAGGTCAGCGAAGTTACCGAAGTACAGGTTGCCAGCAGTTCCTTGGTTAGAAACGATGGCGCGGTAACCATTGATGGTTCCACCTGGCTCTACAACAAACTGAGCGGTGTTAGACGCCTTCTCAGTAGTCTTCAGAGCGCCGTACATAGCGGCAGGCATGATGTATGCCAAGTTGCCCAAGAGAGCGTTGTCTTCAGCGACAGCAGTCTCAAGCGTAACCACTTCAGCGAAGGTTGGATTAGCACCAGCAAACGCGGTAACCGTGTTAACACCAGAGGTGTTCAGGATGCCGGTAGGCTGACCGCTAGAGCCGGAACCTTCCAGACCAGCAAGGTCGATTGCCAAGGCAATAGACTGAGCAAGGTCATCACGAACGAGGGCTTCAACATCCAAAGAAGACTGGATGAGCAACTGACGGGTGATGTCAGTGAACGCACCAAGCGTCTTGGGAGACATTGAAACCTGACCTACGGTCATTTCGCTCTCGGAAGCGGCACCACCCTCAGAAGCAATCCAAGCGGCAGAAGCAGCGGCAGTCTTCTTGGGGATCTTCACATCGCCAGAGAGTCCACCGAGCATACGTGCGCCAGCCTGCATCACAGATGAAGCGTTACGCAATACATCGATGAAGTCACCGCCACGGAAGTCGTCAGTAAACAGAGCGGCTTCGTCAGCAGAGTTCAAGTCACGCTTCCAGTTACGCAGAACTTCTGCGGGGAGCATGATGCCCTGAGCGGCACGACCATACTGCTCAGATGCAGCGCGTGAGCAATCGAATTCGAATGCTGCGGCTTCCTGAGCGCGGCGGTCAGTTGGGTTAGCAAGAGCGTGGATAGCGCGAACAAGAGAGAATCGCTTCACTTCGTTGTCGCTCATGCCTACGTCTTGGGCTTCAAGAGCTCGCTCGCTACCGATTACTTCCAGCAACTCGCCACGGAACTCTTCGATTGATTTGCCGTCTGCGATGGCCTTCTGGGCCAAGTCAGAACGACTATGACGCGCACCCAACTCTACGATCTGGGCAGCGTTACGCTGTGCGGCTTTCTTGGCATCTGCCTCAACCGCTGCAATATCGACTTCAGACATTTCAGTCTCCTTAAAGTCAGTTTTAATTACAGGTTCTGGTGAAACTTCCTCTGATCGCCCAACCCCGACTGTCACATCCGCAGGTATGGAAACCAGACTGGCTTCGACAGGACGCCACGATTTCGCGATGTACGTATCACCACCACGCTTGTCCTTCTCCATCTTCTTGATGGCGTATCCAACGCTGATATTGGCACGAATGCCGTCTACAACGTCATCGAATGCCTCTTTGGCGAGTCCACTTCTTCCAAAGCGAACGGTCGCACGGAGTCGCCGTGCCGAGCCATCAAGGTCTACCGATTCAATCACACCGATTTGCTTCTCTGGATCGTGGTCAAGAAGCAGTGGCGCTCGACCACTGTTGAGGAATGACAAATCAATTGCCTCCTCGGTGTGTTCTAAGACTTCTTTGCCGAATGATCGCTCAACAGGCTCCTCAGATGAGATTGCAATACGTGCAGTACGCTTCTCCTCATCAATAGGAGACATCTCAAGCGCCATTGCACGATGTGCAACCTTGCATTCTTCAGAGCGGTCTTCTTCATGATCAGACCTCTCTTCTTCCTGCTTGGGAGCCTCTTCAGGCTCTGGCACACCATTCGCCTCGATGTCATCAAGGATTTCGTTTATATCCTTCTCTTCATCCATATCAAGTCCCTCAAGCTGACGTTCATCAGCCGCTTCCATTGATTTCACAATTCTTTTCGCCCACGACTGACCAGCATCACCGCCCCAGAGCGCCCATGCTATCCGTCCTGCACTGGGGTAGCCTTTCTCCCCCTGGCTAAATCCTTCGGCCTGCTTGTCTACTTCGTGCCGAGCAAAAAAGGAATACATCCGTTTTACGGTGTTAAGCGATAACTCTCTACCGTTAACAATATCCCTAGCCCGAGCAACGCCAACAGCAGTACCGCCTCTTCCGTACTCTTCACGCCAGTCCAATCCACGTTTCGCCTCTGAGACCATTCCCTCAGTAGGCTTAGTGTTGATTTCTTTACCCTTGTACTTCGCCATCTTCATCGCCTACAACATCGGGCAAAATCCCGACTTGTGTTGCGCCATAAGGCTCAAGCGCATACTTAACGCCAAACTGCTCTGCCAAAGCCTTGTCTCTCTGTATTTGAGCAAACAATTCCTCGACATCCTTGCCATACTGAGCAGCAACGTCCTGTATTGAAAGAATACCATTTTTCATGCCGAGAACGGCGGCATTCATTTCTTTCTGAGGGTCAACCCATGACCATGCTTTAGCGCGGAAAGATGCCGCATCATAAAACCGATCATACTGCGCGAGAGGAATGCCAAAGCTGTTAACTTCCATCGCGGCGCCAAGCCAGTAGCTATAAACGTGCATGATGAAATGATCTAAGAAGAACTGCTGAACATTTCTGTAATAGTCACGCTCCTCTAATGCGCCTTGGCGAATAGATGAGTAGCTGGTTGACTCAAGATCGTTAGAGAGTGATGTGTAGCTAATGCCCAAACCACTCGCAATACCCTTCAAGACAGCCTTGTGGAATGGGTCAAACTCATTGGATGGATACTGCGGGTCGAATGACGTAAAGCTGACCCCTGTGGGTAATTGATGGAATGTCCCGGGTTCGGCATCCATGATTGGCACGTTACCGTCCAAGTCATCAGCAACAAAGCCATCACCTGCTGGCGATGTGAAAAAACCCATCTTGCTAGCGCCGATTCTGGCATTGATTACCGCGGCCTCTCTTAATGCTCCCAACTGTTTGAGTCCAGACATGACCGGAGACATCCAAGGTTCTCCGCGAGTCTGTCCTGCACGTAACGGCATAAAGATATGGCACATACGATCTGCTGGGATACGAACGTGCTTAGATGCCTTTGATGCAGAAGTGAAATCATAATCACCTGGATGGTAAGTCAGCACATGGTAAGCAACAGGCTTCTTAAATCGATCAAGCTCAACGCCCATTCGAATTTCATTGCCGTTAGATAGGCGCTCATTCTTCTGCTCATCGACCTGATCTGGCTCTAAGAACTCAAGAGCGAACGAATCGTGAAATTCTGCGCCTCTATGCTTAACGATGAAGACCTCACCGTCTCTACATAGACTTTCAACTGCCAACTTCTGCACATCAAGCCATGAAAGCTTGCCATCTACAGTGCAGTTTCCGCGCCTTCCCCACTTACGAAAAGCGGCTTCTACTGCTTCATTACCGCTCTCGTCCAGCTTCCCTGCGCCGCCAATTGCTTTAACTTGCAGGGTGTAACCCCGATCACCGACTACATTAGTCTTGATCAAGTTCAAATATCGCTTTGCGTACTCATTATTTCGGGCTAAATCTCGCGATCTACTCCGCAAAACCCGAATAACGGGGCGCAATTCACTATCTGCGCTCCGCTCTGAGTCCATAAAGTCATTTAAAAGCCTGCCCTTACTCGCCGCAGCATATGAACGCTTAAATATTTGCTGTTTTTCGGCTTTTTTTGGCTTACCAAAGTCAAAAATGCCCATTTAAAACCTCACTTTGACTGTTGAGGCTCCAGAACGTCCATTTTTAGCATCGGAAAGGCGCTTTTCCTTCAAAACTTCGGATTTATAGTAGTTTTTCGCATCAACAAGCTCTTGGAAGCCCATCTTGGTCAATGAGCGACCCGCAATTGAATACGAAGACACATCCGAGTCTGCCTTACCCTCTAAAAGAGACTCAATCTTGCTCAACATGATCTCGCTATGAGATCGAATGTCCGTAGTCGATATATCAAGGTCGCCAATGACCTTAATCTCGCCACGCTCTAAAACTATTCGCTCTGAATCTGACGTTCTGACAATTTCTAACTGCCAGTGATACTCGCCCGACTCGTATGCATAGGTTGATGAGTTGCTCGCAGTAAAAAGAAAATACGAAGAAGGGCTTGAGCCAGAGCTAGAAATCGTGAACTCAGGCTTATCACCTTTCTTCTTGAATACATAATTTACGGAGTAACTGCTGACAGGATAGTCGGTCACTAAATCGCTTCGCTTCCATTGAACGAAGTCTCCGACTACAATTGATTCTGGTAGCCCTTCAGGGGCGTTGGTAGCGTCAAAAGCGTTAGCCATAAAGTCCCTTCATCGCCACGAATTAACAAACCCTTTTCCAGTTCTTGGAACA